GTGGTCTTTTCGCATTGGCTATGCCGCGCGGGTCCGGCAAGAGTTCTCTTTGCGAGGTGGCGGGCATCTGGTCGCAGCTGTACGGACACCGGGAATTTCTCGTCCTTATCGGTGCGACCGAGGGTGCCGCGGTCGAAATGATGGACTCCATCAAGACGGAACTCGAAACGAACGAGTATCTGTTCGCCGATTTCCCGGAGGTGTGCTATCCCATCCGTCAGCTTGACGGCATTGCAAACCGATGCGCGGGTCAGCTGTATCATGGCGAGCGGACACGCATCACTTGGACGAGCAATGAGATCGTGTTGCCGACAATCGCGGGGAGCGCGTCGAGTGGCATGATCATCCGCGTGGCCGGCATCACTGGGCGTGTGCGCGGCATGAAATACAAGCGATCGGACGGCGAGTCCGTACGTCCGTCTCTCGTCATCGTCGACGATCCGCAAACTACGGAATCTGCAGGGAGCGTGGAGCAGACGCGGAAGCGCGTTCGGATTCTCGTCTCCGACGTTCTCGGTCTGGCAGGCCCCGGCAAGAAGATTGCCGGGCTGATGCCGTGCACAATCATCCATGTCGGCGACATGGCAGACCAGATACTTGACCGCTCGAAGCACCCGGAGTGGTCCGGGGAGAAGACGAAGATGGTCTATGCTTTCCCGACGAACATGTCGTTGTGGGAGAAATATGCGGAAATCCGTGCGGAGAGCCTGCGCGAGAACGGTGATCTTTCTGCCGCGACCGCGTTCTATAAAAAGCACCGCAAGGAGATGGATGAGGGTGCAGTCGTTTCCTGGGATGCGCGTTACAATTACGATGAGCTGTCTGCGATTCAGCACGCGATGAACTTGAAGTTCACCGACGAAATGGCGTTCCAGGCGGAATACCAGAACGAGCCGATGCCGGATGATATCCAGGAGGACAACCTCTTATCGGTCGATGAAATCTGCCGGAAACTGAACGGTCTGCAGCGTGGCGTCGTTCCGATGAACTGCGTCCGTCTGACGATGTTCGTAGACGTGCAGAAGCCGATGTTGTTCTGGTGCATCTGCGCGTGGGCGGACGATTTCACCGGTGCAGTGGTGGATTACGGCGCATGGCCGGATCAGCACCGCATTCGCTTCTCGCTCTCCGACGCGAATCCCACCATGCAGACGAAGTTTCCAAATGCAGGACTGGAAGGTCAGATTTACGGTGCGCTGGATGCGCTGTTCAAGGAACAGATGTCGCGTGAGTTCCAGCGCGAGGACGGCGCGATTCTGCACATCGAGCAGGCAATGATCGATGCGAACTGGGGCGCTTCGACGGATGTCGTGTACCAGTTCTGCCGACAGAGCGGCTATTCCTCTTTATTATATCCGGGTCATGGGCGGTATGTCGGTGCATCGAGCAAGCCCATGACGGACTACAAGAAGAAACCCGGCGAACGGCTCGGCTTCAACTGGTTCATGCCAGCCGTCACCGGGAAACGCGCCATCCGGCACGTCATCTTCGATACGAACTTCTGGAAGAGCTTCGTGCATTCCCGTCTTTCCGTTGCGATGGGCGATCCGGGCTGTCTCGCTCTGTTCGGCAAGAATCCGCTGTACCATCAGCTGTTCGCGGAGCACCTCACCGCCGAGTACCGCGTCAAGACGCAGGGCTTGGGACGCGTGGTGGACGAATGGAAGCTCCGTGCTTCGCATGAAGACAACCACTGGCTCGACTGCCTTGCAGGATGCGCCGTTTGCGCGTCCATGCGCGGCTCTGCGCTGCCGGAGCAGTTGAACGGCATCGTGCGTAAGGAGAAGCGCGTTCTGTCGAGCGGAGACTCCGCTCCGGTGATGCCGTCCGGGACTGCTGACGTTCCGGCGAATACCGGAAGACAGAAGCTCCGTCTGTCGGACCTGCAGAAGAAGCAGGGCTGATCCGGCTTTCATCCGGTTTCCGGGTGGAAGCCTCTTTTTTTTGCTTGTTTGCAAATTATTTCTATTGCACTTTCCGTTTTTGCAGTATTTTTTTAATTTATTCGGCTGTTTGATTGTTTAATCACGCTCAAATCAACTAAACTTCGTGCTGACTTGGACTTTCGCTTAATTATATATTTCGACAAACCTAATTGCTTAATCACGCTCAAAACGCCTAAACTTCGCGCTGACATGGTTATTTGCTTAATTATATATTTTGTCGAACCGAAATAACGAATCACGCTCAAAATGCAAATTAGGTGTCTGCATTTGCATTTTTCGCGAATTTTAGATTAGACCGATTTTTGTTGCAAATAATTTGTTGCATTTGCAATGCTGACAAGAAATCCGTCTAAAACCGAATATTCGGCTTAGGAATTGTCTAAACTATCTGTTTTTGTAAATCCCTGCCATTTCAAATAATGCAATTTTTTTACTGCATTTGCATAATATATACTATAATATAAAAGGAGAGAGATTAATTTTTTTATTTTTCCCCCACCTATATATCCACGCGTTTGTCAGCGTCTGCGTCTGCCGGTGTGTATTCGCGCGCGCGAGGGCAAAAAAAAATTTCGGTTGTCAGCGCCGCCGTTTCCCGTCATGCGTTGCGCTTGTGCGTTGCATGCTGTGCGCGTCATGCGCGTATATGCGCGAGCGCAGAGCGCACGGCGTGTTCCGGCGTGCGTCATGCGCCGATGCGCTGTCATTGTGCGCTCCGCGCCGCAATCGCCGCGACAGAGCCGTTTCCGTGCGTTTTCTGCCGGACTGGCTTGACTGTCACCGCCACCGTTTTCGGTTCGATTGTCTGCCGGATTCGAGGATTGCGACAACTTCCACCATTTGTTGCTTTTCCGCTTTTGATTCGCGGTTTTTCGGATGTCTCTTTCGCCGTTTTTTCGCGGTCTGCCGTGGATTGCCGTCTGGAATCGTTGCGCGTTTTGAGGTTAAAAATTGCGTAAAAATGGAATAAAACGGAATCAAGCAGAGAAAACGACAATTTAGTGTAGGTAAAAATTTTTTCACGGGGGCAAGCATGGCAGAGAATACAGAGATCAGCATCGAGGAGCGCATCGTCCGTAATGCGACCGAAGGCTTCAAGTCTGCGGAGCAGGACGGCGGTCGTGGCGAGCAGTTCAGCATCGAGGAGCAGATCAAGGCGGCCAAGTTCGCCGCGTCGGTCGAGGCGTCCAAGTCGAAGCACCTCGGCATCCGTATCTGCAAGATGATTGCCGGAGGAGCGCAGTAATGAGTATCCGCAGCCGGATCGCGCAGTTCCTGATGCCGAAGACGGACAAGCGGGCCGTCAAGTTGAGCTTCGATGCCGCAAGCCACGGCGTGGATTCCGCGCGTCACTGGTCTGCCGCCGATTATCTGTCTGCCGATTCCGAAGCGAACGAGTCCGTACGTCGGACCCTCCGCATCCGCTCCCGTTACGAAGTCGCGAATAATTCGTATGCGAAGGGCATCGTCCTTACGCTTGCGAACGACACCATTGGAACGGGTCCTCGCCTCCAGTGTCTTTCCGATGACGACGCCGTAAACTCAAAGGTCGAAGGCGATTTCTGTGCCTGGGCGCAGACGGTCGACCTTGCCGGAAAACTCCGGCTTGTACGCATGGCAAGATGTCAGGACGGCGAGGCCTTTATTCTCCTGGCGCAGAATCCGAAGCTGCGCGATCCCAACGTCAAGCTCGATCTGCAGATCATCGAAGCCGACTGCGTGACGAACCAGGTCGTTGATCTCGACCCCTATGACGTCGACGGAATCCACTACGATAAGTATGGCAACCCGGAGTCCTACCGGGTGCTGCGCTACCATCCTGGCGGAGACGATATCGCGACCGACTTCAATAAGGCGGACGTTATCCCGGCGGAGAACATGATTCACTATTATCGCAAAGACCGCCCGGGGCTGCATCGCGGAATCCCGGAAATCACGCCCGCCTTGCCCTTGTTCGCACAGCTTCGCCGTTTCACTCTCGCCGTTCTCGCCGCCGCGGAATCTGCCGCAGACTTCGCGGGCATCATCTATACCGATTCGCCAGCCGGCGGCGAGAGCGAAGACCTTGCCGCGCTCGATCCCATCAAGCTTGAACGCAATATGCTTCTCACCATGCCGGGCGGCTGGAAGATGGGACAGCTCGATTCCAAACAGCCTTGCTCCACCTACGGCGAGTTCAAGGGTCAAATCCTGAATGAGATCGCCCGCTGCCTCAACATCCCGTTCAACATCGCCGCGGGCAATTCTTCCGGCTACAACTACGCGTCCGGCAGACTTGACCACCAGACCTACTACAAGTCCATTCGGGTTGAGCAGGCGAATATCGTCACCGTCATTCTCAACCGCGTGTTCGACGCGTGGTATCGTGAATATTCACTCTCCAACGGTCTGCCGTCAGAACCGCCGTTCCGTGCGTGGTTCTGGGACGGCTTCGAGCATGTCGACCCGTCGAAGGAGGCGAATGCCACCGTGCTTCGTCTGCAAAACCATGTTACGACCTACGCCATCGAATTTGCGAAGCAGGGTCTCGACTGGGAGGACGAGTTCGACCAGATCAAGAAAGAGAAAGACCGAATGGAGGAGCTCGGCATCACGCCGGAGGATGTGCAGGCGCGTTTCAAAAACAAACTCGAAGAGGAGGACGAATAAATGTCCGAGAAAAAACTGAACTTCATCATCGCCTCGGCAAACGCCGAAAAGGGCGATGACAAGAACACCACGAGGTGCAAGGTCACCGGCGTCGCCTATAACGGCGGCAAGATGAACGTCGGCATGTGGGGAGAAGCCGTGGTCGTTGCCCTGGACGGAATCGACTGCGGAGGCGAGAACATTCCGCTGCTGATGAACCATGAAAACTCCACCGACAGCAGGCTCGGCATGCTGACCGCGAAGGTCGTCGACGGCTCACTCGTCATCGAGGGCGAAATTATCGCCGAGACGGACGAGGCGAAGAACGTGGTCGAGCAGATGCGCGCCGGGGCCGGATGGCAGATGTCCATCGGCGCGAGCGTCGACGTCTATGCGGAGGTCAAGTCCGGTACGAAGATGAATGTGAACGGACAGGAATTCGAGGGTCCGTTCTATCTGATTTCCAAATCCACGCTGCGCGAAGTGAGCGTGGTCGCCGTCGGAGCGGATTCTTCGACATCAATGAATATCGCGGCAAAACTGAACCTGAAACTCGAAGGAGAACACACTATGCCTGACGATCTCAATCCCGTTGTCACCGCTGAAAATGCGGCTCCCGCCCAGCCGACGCCCGCTCCCGTTGCGGCCAAGGCTGATGAACCCGTCAACATCAAGGCCGCCGCCGAAGATGCCGTAAAGGCCGAACGCAAGCGCGTCGCCGACATTCGCGCAATCTGCGCCGGCGAATTCCCGGAAATCGAAGCCGAAGCCATCGACACCGGACTTGGCATCGACGCCGTCCGTGAAAAAGTCCTGGCAGCGTTCCGCGCCAAACAGCCGACCACCGCTCCGAACGTCATCGTCAAGGCCGAACAGACCGATGCCAAGACGCTCGAAGCCTCGTTCATGCTCCGCGCCGGCATCGGCGAAGACGCCGTGCAGAAAGCCTACGGCGACCAGGTCCTCGAAGCCGCCTCGAAATCCCGCGACATCTCCGTCAAGGAGCTGTTCTGCGAATGCCTCAAGATCGAAGGCAAGAACCCGGGCCGCAGTTTCGGCAACGAAACCATCCAGGCCGCGTTCAGCACCGTCTCCCTGCCCGGCATCCTCAATAACGTCGCCAACAAGGTTCTGCTTCGCGCGTTCAACGCACAGCCGATCATCGCCACCAAGCTCTGCTCCACCGGCGATCTCAACGACTTCAAGGAATCCGAACGCTACCGTCTCACTGACGTGGGCGACCTGAAGCCCGTCGCTGCTGACGGCGAAATCAAGGACGGAAGCCTCACCGAGGAAAAGAGCACCAACCAGCTCGAAACCTACGCGAAGAAGTTCTGTCTCACGCGCAAGATGATCATCAACGACGACCTCGGCGCGTTCATGAAGGTTCCGACGGCGATGGGCAACCGCGCCGCACGCCTCATCGATCAGCTGTTCTTCGCGCGTCTGCTCGCGAACCCGGCGCAGGGCGACGGCCAGAATCTGTTCAGCGCCGCTCATGCCAACCTGCTCACCGGCGCGACCTCCGCGCTCGGCGTGGACTCCCTGCAGGCCGCCATCAAGCTGTTCCTCGACCAGAAGGACGCCGATGGCCAGCCCATCAGCATCGAGCCCAAGTACCTCCTGGTTCCGACCGACCTCAAGTTCAAGGCCGTCGAGCTGACGAAGGGCACGTCTTTCGTCATCGCCGGCGACACCGACACCATCCGTCCGGCCCTCAACAGCCTCGCGGACGAGAACATCCAGGTCGTCTCCAGTCCGTACCTCGCCAACAGCGCGTATGCCGGCAACAGCAACACCGCGTGGTATCTGTTCGGCGATCCCGCCCAGACCGACACGTTCGAGATCGGCTATCTCAAGGGCAAGCGCACGCCGA